CATATTTTGAATTTGTAAAAGTTTTTGGTCAGCCAATTCCAGGTGGTAAAGGTGGCGATGTATTTCGTGATGGCAATTACACCTCTCCTACATATGCGCCATACGCTGCGCAAGCATGGTTTCGAAACAATTCTCCTATAACCTTCGTAAGACTCGGAGGTAGAGCTAGGTCTAATGCAACAGGCATTGGCTTAGCTGGCTGGAAGACAGAAGATACCGAGCCCAGTGATGCAATTGCTACTAATGGCGGCGCCTATGGTCTTTTTGTGGCCAATACCCCAACTCAAACTGTTTTAACTGCGTCTCTGGAGATTGGTGATGATGCAATTCTTGCAGACAATTTTATTCGCATATATGCTAATAGTACTGAACGCCTCTTCGTAAGTGGCGCAGAGAACAGCGCCACAGACGCCGCTAGTATGACATTCGATGCTACCGGTTCAACTCCTGCTACTGCCAATAAAGAGATTGTAGCAACAAATATAGCAACTGTGATTAATCTCTCTTCGCTGCCTATTACTGCAGAAGCTAATGGTGCGGTTGTAGGATTAACTGCTAGTTCTGATTTGGCAACTCTTTCGCCTGGTATAGATGTTGGATATGATGCTGCTGGAGGCGCAGATTTTACTCTAGAGATAGATAGCGTTACTGTTGCTGCAGCCGTAACGGGAACGATGAGCGCTTCATATAGTAGTGTAACCGGCACTCTTGCAGCAACTTGGTATATTGATAAGGAAGCGGTTATTGGTCTTTCTGGAAGTCGGTCTATTGATGGAGTTAGCGACGTTGGAACTAGTATATACTTCGACTCAGTAGGCACTAAAGAATATAAAGTACAAATCTCTTCTAGTCTTAAGGGAATCGAAGTTGATTCAGCTTTTAATTTTAACCGTACTAGCGATAAATACCTTAGAAAAGTATTCAATACCAACCCAATTTTAACTAATAACGCAGCTGTGGAGGAATCCAGTAATTCATTTAGCCGTTATTGGCTTGGTGAATCATATGAAGGTTCTGTAAACGATACTATAACAGGCACCGGCGCAGGCGGAAGTATCGCTGTGATATTGCCTTTGCTTTCTGGCACAATTCAAGGTGGTGATTTCACTAGTGATGGTAATCGTTTGGGCTTCCAAGACGCTCAGACTGGATATTTCTTTTCTCAAGATTTAGGAATTGGCACTAGCGCCACAGGCAGCTACAATCCTGCAAATATGCAAAAATTATTCAGATTAGTAGCACGAAACAGTGGTGATTGGGTATCACGAAACGTAAAAGTATCAATTGATAATTTACGAGCTTCGCCTAATGAAGCTGCTAATCCTTATGGAACATTTAGCGTAATACTACGCGCTTTGGATGACACTGACAATAGAGTTAAAGCAATAGAGCGATATGATAATTGCAGTCTTAATCCTAATTCTAAAAACTTTATTTTACGTAAAATTGGAGATAGACGCTATGAATGGGATCCAGATGATAGAAGATATCGCTCTTTGGGGTCCTATACTAATAATTCAGCTTATATTTGGGTAGACATGCCTGAAGCTGTATTAAAAGGTGACACAGATGCTACATTCCTGCCCTTTGGTGTAGATGGACCTCTACGTTTTGTTTCTTTTGTAGATGATGAGGATCCGGAACAAGCACAAACGCTAGTTAGTGGTAACTTGGACGATTATGGTAGCACTGTTACCACCTTTATTTCTGGAGCAACTGATGGTGACATTAAGTTTGAATTCCCAGAATTGAGACTGCGTGGGTCAGGTTCTGAAGGTGACCCTGTTGATCCTTTAAATTCTTTTTATGGTGTCGACACAACCTTTAATTCTACTCGCCTAGACCCCAGTGTGCGAGATTACTTAAGAATTAAGCCAGCTGGCGTCAGTGATTTCAATACTAGTGATATTACTGAACATTCCTTTAGATTTACCTTGGATGACATGTGTATGGCTGGTGAGGCATCGGCTAAGGTCTTTTGTTATAAATCAGGATCTAGACAAGCAAACGCGGATGACGATACACTCTCTCGACGCGGAGGCTTAACTTATATGCGTGGCACCGGTTCTTACAAAGAGGTGTTGAGCGCTGGCGTGGATCGCTTTACAACGGTTTTCTTTGGAGGAACAGACGGTTTAAACATTAAAGAGTCTGAGCCATTACGTTTGGTTAATAATGTTGGTTCTGATGATAGTGCTCTTACTAATTATATGTTTAATTCAGTACAAGGCGCAATTGATTCAATTCGCGATCCCGAAGTTGTAGAATACAATCTTGCTTCAATGCCCGGTGTTACAAACAACACACTTAATTTGTCCTTAATTGACATGTGTGAAAGCCGCGGAGATGCTTTGGCAGTTGTCGACTTAGCAGGAGGTTATACTCCACAATATCAAAACACAGATAGCGAAGCAGAGCGGCGCGGATCAGTCACCACAACTGTAAATACAATAACCAATGAATTAATAACTAATTCAAGTTATGGTGCTGCATATTATCCTTGGGTGCAGGTTAGAGACCTTAACAATGGACAAATTGTTTGGGTTCCGCCTTCTGTAGTAGCCATCGGAGCGATGTCTTACAGCCAAAAGGCTAGCGAACTTTGGTTTGCTCCAGCTGGGTTTACTAGAGGTGGCTTGTCACTAGGTAAAGCTGGCTTGCCGGTTGTTGGAGTGCGTGACAGGCTGACTTCGCGCGACCGTGACAAGCTTTATGAAAATAAAATTAATCCAATAGCTCAGTTCCCTGCAGAAGGAATTGTAATATTTGGACAAAAAACATTGCAATCATCGGCATCTGCATTAGATAGAATTAATGTTAGACGATTGATGATTTTCTTGAAACGTCAAATTTCAAGATATGCTGCCACAATTTTGTTTGACCAAAACGTTGAGACAACATGGAATCGATTTAAGGGTCAAGTGGAGCCATTCCTGAGAGGAGTTCAGGCTGGATTGGGCATCACCCAGTTTAAGTTAGTTTTAGATGACACTACAACTACTCCTGATTTGGTAGATAGAAACATTGTTTATGCAAAAATCTATCTTAAGCCGGCGCGTTCAATTGAATATATTGCTATCGATTTTATTTTGACTGATAGTGGCGCAGCGTTTGAAGATTAAATCAAAAAAGAGACTACTTATTAGTAAGGGAGAAAATAATAAATGACTGAGAGATTTTGGAGCGACCCCACTGTGGAGCCAAAACGAAGTTTTCGTTGGTATTTTACTTTAACAGGTCCGGAGTACAAGTTAGAAACTTATGCTATCAAATCGGTAAAAAAACCTTCTTTTACGGTTAGTGAAGTGCCACATCAATATGTTGCTCATACTTTTTATTATCCCGGTAGAATAACTTGGAACACGGTAGACGTTACTTTTATCGATCCAGTTAGACCAGATCAATCAGCTATTATTAGTAATATGGTGGTCGCTGCGGGCTATACTCCTCCTCGTGATGAAATACAGTCTAGAACATCATTTAGCAAGGACAAATTCGTTAAGAGTGTGGGACAACCAGTAATTAGTCAAATTAATGCTGATGGAAAACAGATAGAAAGATGGACTTTAAACAATGCATTCTTCACAAACGTTGATTATGGTCAATTGGATTACGGCACAGAAGAATTAGTTATTAATTCTGTGACTATACGTTATGACTTTGCCACATTGGAAACACTTCCTCCAGCTGAGCCCACATCCACATTAACGCCATAAGAGGAACTTACAATGCCCTTTTGGAGTGACCCGTCTGTAGAGCCTAAATTATCTTTTCGATGGTATGCTTCATTTGGGTTTGGCACAACAAATGTAATAAGTAGTTATACTTTACGTTCGTTTCAGAAGCCTTCTTTTGAAATAGCTGCATCTGAATACCTTTGGCTTAATGATGTTGCCTATAGACCGGGTATATTAACATGGAACCCTATAGAAATTACCATAACTGATGTAGAAGATATTTTTGAAAATAATACTAGAAAACTATATAGTATATTACAGCGCGCCGGCTATCAAACAGCTGATCCGGTTAACAAGCCGAAGTCTGCGATCGAAAAAAAAGCAGCTTCTGAGGCACTTGGTAACGATTTAAGATTAATTCAGATTAATAGTTCCGGCGGCGCTATTGAGGAATGGGTGCTGAAAAATCCATTTATCACAACAGTAAATTTTGGACAAGCTAATTATGGCGCAGAAGAAATCATGACTATATCTTTAGGATTAAGATATGATTGGGCTGAGCATAATATAAAGTAAAATTAATTAAAAAAAGAGGTAAATATGTCAAGAAATCAGAATAGAGCATTTGGGAATAATCCCGAAGTGCAGCAGCCACCGGTGCAACCTAATCCCCCTCCAATCCCTGCAGCTTCTCCAGAAGCTCCACCAAGTCCATTTAATTTCATTGTACCAACAGAAATGGTAGATTTGCCCAGTAAGGGGGAATTTTATCCCGAAGGTCATCCTCTTCACAACGTTGATGCTATTGAGATTAAGCATATGACTGCGAAAGAAGAGGATATATTGACTTCTGCTACGTTGCTCAAAAAAGGCTTGGCTATAGATAAAATGCTTCAAAGTATTATTGTTGATAAAAGAATTAAAGTTAAAGACCTTTTAATTGGAGATAAAAATGCATTGGTGATCGCTTCACGAATTTTTGGCTATGGTCCGGATTATAAAGTTGAGATACAATGTGTTCATTGTGACAATTCTTATGAGGCGGTATATGATTTAAGTGCATTACAAAATAAAAGTTCTACTAATTTTGGAAAAGTAGATAAAACGGCTAATAACACTTTTACATTGGTATTGCCTAAAAGCCAGATGTTGGTTGAATTTAAACTTTTAACTTCACAAGATGAAGAAAAACTCACTAAAGATAAGAAAGGCGGCTCAATGAAGCTTTTAAAACTCATAGTTGTTTCTATTAATGAACAAACAGATGGCTTTTATGTTGAAAGAGCGCTGCAGTCATTACCTATTTTAGATGTTTCAACACTTAAAAAAACATATGCTATGGCAATGCCAGATGTTAACATGGTTCAGGACATAGAATGCACCGCGTGTGGAGAAATTTCTACTTTGGGGGTGCCGCTTAATGCGGGCTTTTTTTGGCCTGACATCTGATTATATTAAAAATATTTATGAGCAATTGTTTTTTATGAATTATATTGGCAATTGGTCTATAACAGAATTGTATAATTTGCCTATAGGTCTTCGTGGTTGGTTTATCGAAAGGACAATCAAGCAAAAAGAAGACGAGAAAAAGCGCGTAGAAGATGCACAACGTAAAACCACCCACTCTTTAAGATAATACTTTCTCTTGTTTAAACTAATTATACCTATAGGAGCATGCAATCATGTTAATGAAAGTTAAAATTGATTTCGAAAAACTTAAGTCAAATAGTTTAAATGAAACTTATTTGGGCACATTTGCAGCTGATGTTGAATATTTGTTATCGCATTTGTTTGATAGAGGATTTAACCCACGTTTAACAGGACCCGGTCGTATATATGAAGACGACAAAGAAGCTCTTCCTCAAATTAGTATTAAAGGCAGTAAAGAAGACTTAACGGCTTTTGCTAATGTTATAGAACATGAGAAAACATATGCCTTAAAATATCTTGATGTGGGACTTGGAAGTCCTGAACTAGCAGAAGAAAAAATAAAATTAGAAAATTCGATTTATAATTTTGAAAAGATGACCGGATTGAAGTGGCCCTTAAGGTAATTTATATATGGCTGATGATACTAAAACTCCAACTAATCCACCTACCAGTAAGGTCACTGCCAGGGATCTAGATGTACTAAAAGAATTAAAACTGACAGAAGAAGAATTCCTTGAAAATAAACTTCGTTTAAATCAACGTCTTACTGAAGAAGAAAAAGCACAATTAAGTGCGAAAGAGCAAGCAATTGTCATAACAAAGGATCTTTTAGCATCTCGAAAACAACAATTAAGCGCGCTTGAAAAATACACTGAAGGAGAATTAGCTGCCCTAGGACTTCAAGAAAATATAGTAGATAAGGTTAAAGAATGGATAGAAGAACTTGAAAAAGCTGCCCCAGCAGCCCAAAAATTCAACGAGCGGTTGGCTGCATCTAACGAGGCTGCAGATCAGATAACAAAAAGACTCTTTGGCATTACCGGTGCTTCAAAACAAATGGGTGCTGCCTTAGAAAACCCTGTTGAGAGCCTGTCTAAAATGGGGACGCGTTTAAAGCAAAATCTAACAGCGACAAATCTATTAGGCTCAGCAGCGCTTAAAGTGGCAGAAGGATTCACTAAAGCAGCCACAGCTGTCACTGATTATATGCAAAAAACATATGGCGTGGAAGCAGCGCACGCCAAGGCTGTCGAAAACTACAATGATTACCGAACGTCGGCGCGTGACCTCAACATGCTTAGCCAACAAGAGCTTGCTGGTTATATATCAGACACAGAAAAACTGGCAGATGCATCGGCTTGGCAGCGAAAACAAATAATGGATACACGCGTTGAAATGCGTAAATCTTCAGCCGCTTTCCGTCAGAGTGCTACAGAAGATCAGGTTGCCGCCACCGATTTAGCTTTATTACTAGAAAGAAGACTAAACGTTACTGTTGGGAATACAGCTGGACAGATGGAAAAATTACAGCTGGTTCAAGGAAAAAGCTCGGAAGAGGCAAGAAAGATGACAGCCGACTTCGCGGTGCAGGCAAAAACTTTAGGCTTAGATGTTAACAAAGCACAAGGTGAGTATATTTCACAATCAAACAATTTATCCAAATTTGGACTGCCAGATATGCAAAGGGAATTCTTTAAGCTAGCACACATTCAAGATAAAACTGGTATTTCTATGGACAGTGTAATTTCGGGTATGGAAAAATTTAGTACGTTCCAAGGCGCTTTAGAGGCAGCAGGTAAATTAAATGCGACATTTGGTACAATGATTGATGGGATGGAAATGGCAGCTAAATTCGAACACGAAGGACCAGTCGGCGTAATGCTTCTTTTAAAAGAGCGCGCGGAAGAAGCCGGCTTAGAACTGGATAAAATCACATCGCCTTCTGCGATGAAACAACTTACGACTCTAACTGGACTTCAGGCGGAAGAAGTTAAAATGCTAGGTAGAGTATCAATGGCGCAACTTCAAAAGATTGCGGATCCCGCTTTGTCAGCGACAGATACATATGTGGAATTACAAAAAGAACTAGGCGAATACACGACCGGCGCTGAAAGCAGCGGGAAAGCCACCGATACTTCATCAAAGGCGCTTAAAACATTAGTTGAGAAACAAATGGAATACCAAAAGGGTTTGGATGAAACCATTAGCAAGCTTGGAATACTAGGTTCGATGCTAGCTACTGGAGGCGCGATAATTGTTGGATTGGGTCTCCTCGCCGGCGCCTGGGCGCTGCTTAAGCGTACAACAGCTGGGGGGTGGTTGATGTCAGCTATTGGTGGTCTTAAAAGTATGGGTCCAGCAGCTGCTAGTTCTGCGCCAGGTGTTGCCAAGCTTGCCAGCGGTGCCGGCGCCGCCAAAGCTGCAGCTGCTGCGCCAGGTGCCAAAGCTGCAGCTGCTGGCGCCTCGGGATTCGGCGCAATGGGCGCAGCTGCTCTTACAGCAGCTGCAGCTGGGGGCGCGTTTCTTGGATGGGGAATTAATAAACTCGGACTCAATCCCTTCATGGAGGGAGAAGAAGATTTAACTTTATCTGATTATAATCCTTTTGGATCAAATATTTTTGCTCCGGGTCAAAATTATGTTAGCCAGCCCACGCCAGCTATCATTGGAGATTCGCTAGGCTCTGAAACCGTAACCAAGCGAACTCAAGCAGCTCTCGGCGCGGGAGATAAAGTCGCGACCAACGCACCAGCTGCAGCTGCTGGACCCACAGAGTTAAGACTAACTGTTAATTTAGTAACCAAAGAGGGCAAAACGTTGGGTACTCAAGATATAACACAACAAATACGCCCCGGCATCTTGGGCGCAGCAGTATCAGCTATTCTAGATGAAAAACTAAACTTAATTTATGGATAGGTTCTAATTATACTATGCCCGTAGCAAAACCACATGAAAAAGAATTTAAAAGATTAGCAATTACGCCTTTGCATATTAAACCAAGAAGACCAGCTGGTGATACAGACCCAGTTCAAAATCTAAACACTCTGTATTTTTCTAGTATTATAACAGAATTCACAGACTCATGGACTCCCAGATGGTCACCTACTAATGTTTATGGACGTATGGATCCGCTTTCATTTTATAGTGGCACAGGGAGAGAGTTAACTTTGGGATTTCGTGTAATTTCTGATTCCATAGATGAAGCTAATGATAATACGCACAAAATACAACGTTTGATACAATATCAATATCCCACATATCAATCATATGGTGGAGTTCAATTGCTGACAGCGCCTCCATATTTTTCAATTCAGTTTATGAATATTATTGGAGGAGGAGTCGGTAAAACCGTGCATGGATATATTAATGGCGCCATACAAATAAATCCTGGTTTTCAATCAAAAGATCAAGCGCAATATTTCACGCGTGATGGTAAAAATATATACTTTTCTGATGTTAATGTAGTTTTACGTATGACGGTATTACATCAGAAGTCTCCTGGTTTTAATGTGACCAATGGCGCGTTTCGTGGAGATCCAGTAAATTATCCATACGGCGCGCCAGGATCTGGCCAAGCTGCAGCAGCGTCGAGTAGTCCAGGAGCGGGGGGAGGAGGGGTTAGCGCAATTGGGGGTCCTGGCGCCGCGGGCATGGCAGTTGATAACATCGCCGGTCAGGCAGTTGCCGCCGCCGCTACCGCCACCGCCGCCGCCGCCGCCACCGCCGCCGACGTCGCAGCCGACGTCGCAGCCGACGTCGCAGCCAGCGCAGCTGCTTCGTCACCCGTCGCCGCTAAAACTCAAAAGCGAGATGTGAATTTAT